ATGGAACGGAAAAAACAGGTTCAGTGGCTCAAGATGCAAAAGGCAGGCTTTCTCAGGCACTGTCTTACTCATGGATTAGCTTTCTGTGTACCATTTGTATTTGGTACCGCATTTGTTCAAAACGATTTTTACTTGAACTTGTCGCCTTTTATTTCGTACCGGCTTTATTTAGTTACTGTCATTGGCGCGGTATTTCTCGCAGGCAGTGATTGGATTTTTAAAAGTAGACAGTATCAAAAACACAGAAAGAATCTATTGCGAAAAAAGTCTCATAACAAATTGTTCAAGAGTGATTCGGCACGCGTGGTATTTTTGCTATTCGTTGGTTTTAGTGGTTAAGGTGCTATGCGGTACCTTCGGTATTGCGTGCCTCATACCTTAACAAGGCTTTATGCTCTAGGAGGTGATTGTGCTCGATTTACTCAAAAAAGTGGTTCTAATTAACCTCTCGGCGGCTCTTATTGTTATCGCTCTAGCTCAGTTTGTTCCATTCTTTGCTACGACTCAGTTGGTTGACTTTCTTTTCTTTGTTGTCATCGTCATATGGGTTTTGGCTAAGCTAATGTGGGAAGGTGGCATCCATAGTAAGACGACTCGGTTAGATGACCCTAGAACAGACAAAGTCTACAAAATGGTAGAAGGGCATGATTTTCAAAAAGATGAACGCGAGCACTATCGATTGAACTACCAGACAGGTTTAGTTTTCTTTATAGCTGGTCTGCCAGCGTTTATAGCTTGTTTAGTCCTTCAATTTCTTTGAGCACGAGTTTAACAAACTGTTCAAGAGTGATTCGCAATGCCAGGCATTTTTACCATGCGCTGATTTTAGTGTTTAAGTTGGTTTGTAGAGACATTGTGTTTCTAATACCTTACACGGGCGTTTATGCTCATACGAGTTAATGAATATGGAGATTTATGTTTAAATCTATGATGGACATGGAAACAGGAGTGTCTGTGCTCGTGATTGGAGTTGGCACCGTTGGGTGTAGAATCACAGCATCAATAAAAGACACCATAAATGTCGACAAGCTTTACGTACATTCATCACCAGAGGTCCTAAATCAATATACTCAAGGATCTGTCCATAGTGACTCGCTACATTTATCAGAACAGGTGTTTTTTCTCGAGCAAGAAATAATAGGGAAGCTAGAGGAAAGGGATATTGTTTTTGTAGTTGCGGGACTCGGAGGTGAAACGGGTAGTGTTGTCGCTCCATATATTACCAAGCTTATAAAGCAGCGAAGCATACTGTGTGTAGGGCTTTGCTCATTTCCATTTGAATTTGAAGGCCGCTACAAAAAGAAACGTTCTCAACAAGCATATTTGTCGATGGCAGAATATACCGACTCACTTATTTGTATTGATAATGATAGGTTTCTAGATTCAAACTTAAAAAATAATGAGTTGCAGACAGCTAGTGATATATTCCACGATTCAAACAATCACTTTGAAGCAGTTATAAAGGGGCTTTCAGGATTATTAACCCAGCCTGGAATGATAAATGTCGACATTGAAGATATACGAACGATATTTAATGATATGGGGCTAGCTACAGTTGGTTATGGCGTTGACCGAGGTGATCAACGTTCAGCTGATGCTGTCACCAATTTGTTAAACTCCCCTGCATTGGGTAGTTATCCATTGTCTGAAGCTAAAGGATGCTTAGTCAACATTACTGCTGGGCTTGACATGCGGTTGGACGAGTTTGAGGTAGTAGGTAACGCTGTAAAAGACATTTTAGGATATGATGCTACCGTCGTAATTGGCACTTCTTTCGAGCCCGATATGACTGATACGATGACAGTGACAGTAATTATTACTGGTCTTCCAGAGCTGCCTATAGACAAAAGTATCGCTCAGGACTTATTTGATATGGTGACATTATCGAAATCGATAGCTTTTGAACCACACCAAGCTAGTGCTGGCTTATCAATACTGTCTTATTTTAATGAGTTCCTTCATCAACAATACTCCGGAATCGAAGCAAAGGTCAGTATTAGGCAAGAAGATACCAAAATCACACTTATTGTTGAAACAGCTTCGGGTGAAGTTGAAAAAGTAGAAAAATCATTATACGAGTTTGGCTTAGTGGTGATAAAGGAAAAGTCGCCCAGTGATGTTCTTCATTCGAATTTTGATGTTGAAAAATTCAAAATGAAACTTGAGTTTGCAGAGCTCGAGTTGAAGCAAAATGCACGGCTTATAGCAAACTATGAAGTATTAACTGGTGAGTACAAACAACGAATTACTTCATTAGAGGATCGCGTTGGAGAACTCCAAAAAGTCATTTGTGAGAGTTTAGTGACATCTCAGGAGTTGCAAAAATTGCAACTAAGTAGAAATGACCAATTGCCTTTAGAGTTAGTTTCTCTACTTAAAGAGCACGGCTACTCCGAAATGACTCAAGATGTTAAAGATGCAATTGAACTCAAAGTTCGTAGAGAAATTACAACGCCAGAACAAGCAAGTAAGTTAAAAACGTTGGCTCTAAATACATTCTATGGTGTAGCTGGTAACTCAATGTATACGTTGTTAACCAATATCTTAGCTACATTGCCACGTTAAAAAACGTATAAGCAAATATGTAACAGTAATTTTTAACACTTAGGTTTAGTTCTTTGTACGTAGTAAAGCCTCTAAACCCTCTAAACCCTAGCCTTAAACCCACCTTCATGCTCTACCCATTCCATCACCGCTGCGCGAATCCAACGCAGCGGTGATTTGCTAATTGGCTCTGGGAAGTTGCGGTTCTTGCGCCATGCAATGATGGTGGTTCGCTTTTTATTGAAGAAATCCAATACTTCTTGATGACACATGATCTTGTTGGAAGACTCAGGGTAACGCTCGGCGTCATAAACCGGTTTGTCTGCTTCTTTCGCAGATTCAACTACGAAAGCAGGAACAGAGTAGCTGAAGCTCATCGGTGATTGATTCAAGTTTGAATAGTTCATTACACAAATTCCTAAATTAGGTTGGGGTGAATACCCGCAATCAGCCTAAACTCTTGATATTGGTGGTCAGCCAGAGATATACTGATTGCGAGAGTTAGTTATCTAAGTCTCATTGCACAAAGAAAGCCCCTGTTGGTTTGGTCACCGATAGGGGTTTTCTCTTTTTAATAGTCATCTTCTTTGATGATTAGGTTACATTCCGACTCATCAAAATCTTCTAGGCCAGTAAGAACCACACCTTGAGCAAAGCAGCGGTAGATAAATGACTCAACATCGCGGGTTTTGTATGGGTTGAATGAGTGGTTGCAACGAATTTTCCCATCCATAACGTATAGGTCGACCTCTTCAGCTACTCTTGAAAAAGACGAGTAACTTGATGAAACCTTGCCTGAGTCAATTTTTAGTCGAAATGAATTTGTACTGTATCGACTAGGTTCAATTTGCACATCTGCTTCGTAGCTCATATCTTCTTTATCGAAGTCATCGCCCGAACGCCAATTTTCAACGATTGTATTAATGAAGTCGGTGACAGGTATTTCTGTTGGAAGTGCACCGAATTTATCTGCTGCCATTTTTTCAAAGCGGGTCATTGCTTCGCTAGTCATGAACTTGTTTAGCGTGTTGTTCATCACTTTGGCCATTTGATCTTCATATGTAGGAATAGAAATACTATCAGGGTCAATTCGTAGTTTGCTTTGAATGATGTTTTCCATTTGCTTACTGAACTCCCCGTAGGAGCGGAACTGGTCTTCAAGTACTTTGGTGATGCACTTATCGACAGCGTCTTCGATAGCTTTCTCTATAACGCCATTGCTGACCATGTCATTGACTTTATTACTGACGATCTCTTGTAGTTCTTTCATTGTTTATTTCCTAATTAAGTTTGATGCCATTGCACAAATGTGAATTAGTGGGGTAGCGTTCTCGCTTCCACTGCGGCTTGCAGGCTAACCAGCTGGCTGAATAGCTCTTGCGCCTTTTCAAAATCTTCTTCGTTTACGTGAATCTCCAGCCCTTTAAAGTCTTCGGCTCCTTCAAAGATGGAAGTCGCAGCGATACGGAGCGGATCATCCTTACTTAGCTCTGCTGTCACTTCTTCAAACTGATGGCTGCACACATTGAGTAGTTGCAGGTTGTTCAGCAGTTGATGGGTTTGGTCTAACGTCATTGTTTTCATCATTAAGCTCTCATTGCACAAAGTTCTCGGAAAACCGATTGGTCAGGTCGGTAAGTTACTTGAATGATTAAAATGTACATTTCGTACATATTTGTGTCAATACAAAATGTATATTTATTTGTGAGAGATAAAAAAATACCGCTATCAAAGCGGTATCTTGTAATTAACTTAATTGAGGGAAGAATCTAGAAGAGTTTCATTTTTGCGTCTACTACCACACCTATGATTTTGCAATTACCATTGATGGGCAGTTGTGGGTAAGAGCTGTTTAACGGTTTCAAAAACTTTTGTCCTGCATCGATAACTAGCTTTTTAAATGTGGCTTCATTTACATCAACTAGTTTTGCTACAACTAGAGAGCCATTCTCTATTTCTTTCTCCGTATCGACAAGAACGAGAGTTCCTTCTGGAAAGCTAATACTTGTTGGAGACGTCATGGAGTCGCCTTTGACTCTTAACCAAAAACAGCGACCACTTGTACGTTCGGTTGTTTGGTGCCATTCACTAATCTCTTCGATAGTATAAGGCTCGACTGCCTCTGACCAGCTACCTGCTTGAACTGAACTTAGCACGGGAAAAGATTGTGTAAAAGATGGTTGTATGTCTATTACAGAGGTGTTGCCCAAAGCATCATCTGGATACTCAAGTGTACCATCCGAATGCAATACCAACTTATCAAGCTGAACAGCTTTGAGGATCTTAGCTATTTGTTCTAACGTTGGTTCTCTTCGTTTGTTCAACCAATGACCCATTCCGCCAGGAGTTACTTCAACTAACTCAGCTAGTTTTTCTTGGGTAATCCCAAGTTCTTTAATTCTGGCTTTAACCAGATCTGTCCAATTCATCTTCATTCCATAAATGTACATTTCGTACAAAATGATGCAATTGACATAATGTACATTGTGTTGATCTTGATATATACATAATGTACATTGTAGTTGTTTTTTGATTTAGAGGTGTACATGCAAAGAATACGAGAAATACGGGAGCAGTTTTCTATCTCAGTAAAGTCTTTATCAGAAAAGTCAGGGATAGAACCAGGCTCTATTTACCACTACGAGAAAGGACGCCGTTGCCCAAGCTTCAATCAGTGTTGGGACATCGTAAATTCACTGAATGAGCTTGGTGCCAACTGTACTTTTGAGCAAGTGTTTCCAAACCCTAATCAGATGGTCTCTATAAACGACCACTTACGTTTATGACCAAGTCTATGGAGTGCATTTATTCTCAAAGTGACCGTTAGAAGAATAACGCAACTTAAAAAATTTAGGCTGATTCACAGCATTCTGTACAAACAACCAGTAAGGAAAAACCATGAACAACAGTTTTAAAAGCGTTCTGCGTAACGCGATAGAAAGTTGGCGCACTGAACTGAGTAAAGAGTGTATTGCTCACCGTGTCGCGAGCTTATATCACAAACTCGATCTTGAGCACGAGGTTGATGCGCAGCGTAAAGAGCTACTTAAAGTACCGGGCGCTGATGATAAGAACAATGCTCAAAACTTTTTCCGTTACGTCGAGCGCACAAGCGTAGAAGCCAAAGCCACAATGATGGATTTGTTACCTGCGGTACTTAAAGCCATGCCAGCCAAACGTGCGAGCGACATGCTTAACCAATTTCTCAACCCGCTTGGGTTCTCTGTTACTTGCATTGGTGCGAGTGATGCAAACTTAAGCCGAGATTTGCTCTTGCATAACCACAACAAAGAAACATCTGAAGCATTCCGTGCGGTGATCTCTTTAGGGGAGAACGCGAATATTGACCAGCTGCGCGATGCGTATCGAGAAGTTCAAGAAGCTAAAGAATCTCATGCGCCACTTCTGGAATACCTTGAGTCGTTAATGGCGAAGAAAGCAGCCTAATCAAAAGCGTAGTGGCTGACCACCACATAACACGCATCTAACTAGGAGAACTTTGTGCAATGAGCCTTAGCTTACAGAACTATCACGGCTGCTATATCTGGGTGGCCAATAACGGTGTTTGTCGTTTCGTCGTATCACGGAATAAAGCGATGGAAACCTTTGAATCCATGAAAGCGGGGACGGCGGTGTGATTGAGTATTTGGATAGACCCATCGCTTTTCATCGATCGTTTGTGAAGATGGGGATTGGTATCACAGGCGCATTAATGCTTAGCCAGAGCATTTACTGGAGCCGAAGAACGAACGCTTCTGGGTGGTTTTACAAAACTCAGGAAGAGTGGCAAGACGAAACGGGCATGACTCGAAGAGAGCTTGATACCGCGCGTAAAAAGCTGCGTCAGTTAGGTATTTTGGAAGAGAAAAAGCAAGGTGTTCCTTGCCGAGTTTTCTACCGCATTAATGAGCCAAACTTGATTGCACAAATGGAGCAAACTGGTTTGGCGGAATGTGCCAAACTAGAACGTACAAATGCGCCAAGCAGTGCTGTACCAATCAGCCAAACTAAAACAGAGATTACACAGAGATTACCAGAGACTACTACAGAAAAAGTAAACAAAAAGTCTCCCATCACGGGTAGCTTGGTTCCTGAGGAACAAATTCCAGCGATGCTCGATCACGATGCTTGGGCTGAGTACTTGGCATTCCGTAAGCGAATCAAAAAGCCTTTCAAAACTGAGCGGGGCGAGCGCACCAAAATGCTCGAATTGCTCAAGCTCTCCCAGAACGTGGTGAGCATGCAGCGCCAAATCATTGAGCAATCCATCGACAACGAGTGGCAAGGGTTGTTTAGCCTTAAATCGTCCTCGCCAAACTCGAAGCTAATTCCGGTGGAGCAGTTTTCAGACCAAACCAACCCTGATGATTACGGACCACCTCAGTGGTTCAAAGACCGCCAAAACGGAGGTGACCAATGAACAGCTTTTTCCAAAAACTGCAGCAAGCGATGCCTGAAAACGTTGTGCCGTACACGCCAGAGCAGATGGCTCAACTTGCTCAGCAGGAAGTCGAGAAGCAAAGCCATGCGGTGTATCAGAACTACCAGCAGAGCAAAGTTCAGGATTTACTTGGCCGCAGTGGAGTAGGCAAGAAGCACTTGAAGTGTCGATTTGCCAACTACGTGACGGAGAACCAAGGCCAACGTCAGGCGTTTAGTGTTTCTCGCCGTTGGGTTTCTGAGTTCTTGGAAGGTGATGAGAAAAACTTTGTATTTTCTGGATCGACAGGAACGGGTAAAAACCATCTGGCTTGTGCAATGGCGAACTCGTTGATGACGCGCAATCGCACAGTGTTGGTGATTACGGTCGCTGAGTTGATGATGAAAATTCGCGATAAGTACAACCGCCAATCGAACGTTACAGAAGCTCAGTTTCTGAAGTATTTAGCTCAGGTCGATTTGTTGGTGTTGGATGAGGTTGGGGTTCAGCGAATGAATGACCACGAGGCGATCATGATTAACACCATCATCGACTCACGCTATACCAACGAGAAGCCAACCGGCATTCTGACCAATCTGAAATCTGATGACCTGACTCAGGTTCTTGGTGCTCGTGTGATGGAGCGTTTGTTGGAGAGCTGTGAGTGGGTGAGCTTTACGTGGGAGAGTTTTCGTAAGCAGGTGAGGAACAGCAAGGAGGTAGCATAAATGCGACCAGAAACGTTATTGGCTAAGTTCGACTTAAAAGGCATAAATTACGAACCGCAAAAGGGCGGCAAAGGCTTATTTTCTTTGGAAGACCAACTCGGCATGGTGGGGATAACCTGGAAGGAATCTCCGGTCGGTTTTCTGGTGTTGTTTGTGGAGTTACTGGATAACGCTCAATCGAGAAGAGCACTGGAAAAGGTGGTACTCGCGGAATTGTATACGCTGACCGATGACTGGCGCGGCCAAAAGAGTGAAGCCGCATTCGCAGCCATTGTGCGCGCAGCTGTGGAAGAGGCGATCACACCACAAGGCCGTATTTGTTCTTGCTGCGGTGGAAGCGGTAAGTACCGAGCTCCAAACCGTCACTATCGAAAATGCATGCATTGCAACGATGGCCGAGTAGCGTGGGACCTAGAAAGCCGCTTCGCTGCAATGTGTTCTGGTAGTTTCGTTTGTACGTTCTCAGTATTCAAACGCCAATACCACCCAGTTCTCGATGGCCTAGCAGATTGGCTAGCCGCTAAGCGCAATGCTGCGATGTTGGCGCTAATGGAGAGGATAGATAAGGAGCGGGTGGCGTAGTTGAGTGGCCTGTCAGTGTTTGGTACATGATGTGATGAGTGCTGGCAGGTTTGTTTGCTCATTTCATGTTCGTTAACTTATTGATTATAAATTGAAGTTGTATGAGAAAGGTTGCATTATAGGAGATTGGAAACGGCTTTTGCTGACTTAAGTGTCAGGATTTTTAACTGGGCAGGGTAATGACAATACAAGAATTAGAACTAGAAACGTTCTTAGAGAGCAATAACATTAGTGCTGAAGAATGGCACTCGAGCGATATTGAATGGCAAGCATTAAAGGAGATCGGAATTGATCACCTATCAAAGTTTGAACAACGGAAGGAAACGGCAGAGCTCTTTGCAAGAATTATTCAACGTTGTCCCAAAGTTCACTCTGTGAGATGGCGAGTTAAAGATCCAGAACATTTAATGGAAAAAATTGTTCGTAAAACAATTGAGGGGTCAGACTCGTTTAACCCTAAATATGTCGGGATGACTAAAGATAATTATCATGAAATTATAACGGATTTGGTTGGTGTAAGAGCGCTTCACTTGTTTAAGGACGATTGCTTTGAAATTAATGATTATTTATGCAATGTGTGGAATACGAAAGAGAAGCCTACGTACTATGTAAGAGATGGGGATGAAACTAAAGAAGATCTCGATCAGTTTGAGGTAAAACAACACCCAGCTGGCTATCGCTCTTTGCACTATGTATTTGTGTCACAACCACTAAATCAAGTTGTTTATACAGAAGTTCAGGTAAGAACCATTTTTGAAGAAGGTTGGAGTGAAATCGATCATAAAATTAGATATCCAAACTTCTCAGATAATCAGCAGGTTTCTTCCTTTTTAAGGATCTTTAATAGACTTGCTGGTAGTGCTGATGAGATGGGTTCGTTTGTAAAAGACCTAGTCAATGAGCTTGAGTCTATGGCCAAAGACCTCGAGGCGGTAAAAGAAGAAAATGCAGCGTTCAAGAAAGACAATGATAAAAATATTTCAGAAATAGACAGATTGTTTGCAGAGTTAGATTCTTCAAATGGTAAACATGAGTCTCAGTCTAAACTCATAGCTGACTTGAAAGCACAAGTAGAGAAGCTAAAAACTCAAACCCAGACCAGTACCGAGAAGCCTTTTTCAGTACATTTGGCTCCAGGCTCGGGGAAAACAAATATTTCTCAATTGATAAAGGCAATGGCGCATATTGACGAGAAAGAACTTAAGCAAAAAAGACCTCGCACACGATCAAACGTGATAAACAAACCGTAACAACAACCTAAGAATGATTCCCAATGCTTGGCATTTTTCCTTCTGTGTTGGGTTTTGTTTTTTTTTAAGTTTTAGTCGCTCAGACTTTAATACAGCGTACGGCTAATCGATAAATTAAACGAAAGGTAGTCAGAGTGAATTTATTTGAACCAAGATTCAAGGAGAAGCAGCTTCATCCGTATTTTCTCCGAATAATTACAGATGAAAAATATGCTCCGGTTAGAGATGTTTTGATGGAGTGGGGGCAGGGACTAGAGTCTAGAAAAGGTGAAATGATAAAGTTTATGGATGAATTCCAACTGAGCTTTAACTCATCTTTATGGGAGCTATATCTGAACAAAGCGTTTAAGGATCTTGGTTTTACAATAGATTATTCAAAAGAGTCTCCTGATTTTTGTTTAACATCTAAGAGTGGTCAAATACTTAACGTTGAAGCTGTAACTACAAATAGTGCTAGGAATAGGGACAAGTCCTATTACAAGAGTGAAGTAATTTCTGAAGCAAGCAGTCAAGCGATGCGTGAGTTTCTTGACGAGTCTACGATAAAATTACTCGGAGCTATGCGAGAGAAACAAAAGTTGTATATAGGAGAGGGTTCAAAGGAGCACCCTTACTCATCGCACGATCATGTAAAGGGTAATCCGTTTGTCATTGCAGTTGCTCCCTTTGATAACCATCTTTCGTTTACTCAGAATAATTTGGCAATTAATCGTGTGCTGTTTGGTATAGAGCCACCGAGAAAAAATCGCTACGGACAGTTTGTCCAAGATAAAATTAAGTATGTTGAAAAGAAAAATGGTACAAAACTAGATGTAGGTATTTTTACCAATGACTCTTATAAAGAAATTAGTGCTGTAATATTTTCAACGACAGGTATGTTTGGAAAGGCTATCGTCCAGAGTAAGATTGATGCAAAGGTTAGAGCTACTAAGTATAGAGAGTATAGCTTAAAACAGTTCCGAGCGAACAAAAGGAAAAATAAACTAGGCCTAACTGTAAATCACCTAAGTAGTACACATGAAGTTCATTCTTTTCGTCATATTGTAAATGATGTTATCGGCGGTTCTGATATGCACTTTTGCCATACATCGGAATGGGTGGAAAGTCACGTTGATGGCTTACATATTTACTACAACCCTTTTGCTGAAGTTCCATTAAATAAGAACTTGTTTAATACTATGCAGATTACCCAGAATAGTTTTGATGTTAAAAGTGAACAATCAGAACAGATACATCAAGATGGTTCTTTGGTGTCCAGGCAAGTGTTTACGGAGTATGAAAAATTCTCCTAACAAGCATTTAAGAGTGATTCCCAACGCTTGGGCTCTGTAATGGCAAGCGTCGCTCACACTGTAATACCGAATTAGGCTTAAGGTAGTAAAGATGTTTAATGTAATATTTAAAGAGTTCGACGCTATACACAGAGAGTATGCTCATTCTTATTCGAATTATGATAAAGGTAAGTTCGACTTAGCATATTTTTATAATGAGAGAGCAAATATATCAATATTAGCGGGAGCTATTTGGCGGCAAAGTGAATACAAGGCTCTAGTTCTTGAAGAATATTCAACTGATAAAGAGAAACAAACAGATGACAATAAGGATATAAATGCAAGAGGTTATCGAGGAAGACGAGACTTATGGTTTTGTTTAAATGAGCAACAATTTCGCTGTGAAGCAAAACAGTTGTGGTGGTCACTTGAGAGTCTCAATGAACATGATTTTTCTTCTGCAATTAAGCTTGCCGACAGAGAGGCTAATAAAATTGAAAGACAATACATTGATGGCGATAACTTTGCTCTTGGTATAGTTTTTATTACTTTCAAAATTCGCAGAACCAATCTTGGTAAAGGCTCTAGTTGCCTTGCAGAGCTAGATAGGTTAATTGCTAGGTATCAACAAGATGACTTGATAACCCATAAATTAGTACTAGATGAAGTTTTGAGGTCTGGAGGGGAGTCTACAACGCTCTACCCTGGAGTGTTGGTTCTTCTAAAAAGCAGAACCAAGGCAATACACAATGAACCTATTTCCTCTAATGAACTTGTGGGTGAGTATTGACATTCACCCCTAAATGGCGCACTCTTTCCACGATGCAAAACCTCGCCAACTCGGCGGGGTTTTTTTATATATCTACAAAATTCCTTACTGGAGCGCCTCGCGGGGCGCTTTTTCGTGGGCGCAATATATGTCGAATTCATGCAGTGATAAACACACCTCAGATCAACACGAATCACACCAAACCAAAATTCTTGTAACCGTTGCTTCGGCCATTATCGCAGCACTCCTTCTTTGGATTGGCGGGACGGTTAGCAACAACCAAGTTTCTCTCGCAACCCTTCAAGCTGACATGCTTAACCTTCGAGTCGATATTCAGGAAGCTGCTGATAGAAGTGATGACTTTCGCAAAGAATATAACTCAGATAAGCGGGATTTAGAGAAGCGATTACGAGCACTGGAGAGTCAATAATGCCTCAATTCTATCTAGGCAAACGAAGCCTAACTCGCTTGCACAAGCTACACCCCAAAATGGCCGCATGTGTGGCACTCGCCATCACGTATCTTGAAGAGGTTGATCTCTCAGTAAGTGAAACGGTGAGAACCAACGAACGTCAACATCGACTGTATTACGGTAAACCAAAGAAAACGTGGACGCTCAATAGTAAGCACCTAATTCAAAAGGATGGTTTCTGCCATGCGGTTGATCTCGTTCCCTTACTCAACGGTGAACTGGCTTGGGACAAATGCCCAGTAATCGCTAAGGCCATGTTTAAAGCGGCTGAGGTTATCGGCATTCGCATTCGATGGGGTGGGGACTGGAACCAAAACGGCTCAAGTGCCGATGAACACAAACGGGGCTCCTATGATGGGCCGCACTTCGAATTGTTAGAGATTTTATAACCAAGCAGCCGATGAGCTGCTTTTTTTATGGAGAACGCACAATGAAGGTGTTCCTTTTCACGCTACTTAAACAACTGCTTGGCTATTGGGCTGCGAAGCTACTTAGTCCTGAATCCGTGACCGAACTGCTCATCACCATTGCAGACTCACACGCGAAAAATACCAAAACCGATACTGATGACCGCTTGATTACTGTGGTGAAAAAGCATCTAGGTAAAGAGCAGTAATCCTATTCTCACCATCAAGAGCAAAGACGTTAACGATCTGCAATGTCGTCGAGCATTGCCAGGCTTCGGCCATTTAATAACAGTGCTTACGGTGGTGACCCTATTCCTAATGTCTTCACGGACATGCGTTGGTGCCTCGCTGTTTCTCTGTGTTAGCTATGACCATGAAGTAACCTGACCCGTTGCTTAATCCTTAACATGAGAGCGCACGAAGAAAGTCAATAGGGCACAAGTTGAGGGGAGAAACTCCCCTTCATTACTGGAAACGTCAGCCACAGGCGAAGAAGCGGCGTGACACTGGAGAGACAGATTTAGCGGTTTAACTCTATGACTACAGTACGGTTGCGTATCTCTGATACGAAAATTAAAAGCTATTTGAAAAGTGATACTGTCACGAGGCTTAGGGATGAAAGATATGCTTTAGAGCTTCGTTTTCACAAGTCTCGCGAGAGTGCTACTTGGTGGTTGATTGATAAACGAAAGAACAACGGAAAACACGGAAAACCAAAATGGGAACGGCTTGGGCTTTGGCCTCGTTTAAGTGCGAAGGCATTGTTTGAGTTGTTACCCCAAAAGATTGCTAGGATGGCGACGGATACGGACCAAGTGGTTACAGACTGGACCTGTTTTGGTGATTGCTTGCGCTGGTATGTGCAGCATATTGAGTCGAACAAGGACATTTCATCAGAACGAAAGAGTGCCGTTAAGTCGGTGGTCTTTAATCACTTGTTACCAGCTCTTGGGGAGTTGCCTCTTGCTAATATTCGGAAGCACCATATCAAGGACTTATTGGTTTGGCCGCTGCGTGAGCGCTATGAACTTAGAACGGTTAAAGGCTACTTTGCCATTTTAAAAGCAGCGTTTAACCAGGCATATCGTGAAGAACACATAGCTTCCAACCCAGTGGCTGCGATGGTGTTTACGGACTTCATCAGCAAGAAAATTACGCCTAATGAGGGCAAGATTCAGTCTGATGATGTGAGCCAGTTGTTAGATAGGTTAAAGACGCACTCATTGCAAAAGCAGGTGTTTGTGTTGATGCAGTTAGCGCACGGGACACGTATTCGTGAAACCCGCTTAGCTCGATGGAGCCATATCGATTGGGATGAGAATATCTGGCGAATCCCCGCCTGTAATGCCAAGAACGGTGAGGCTTTGGTGCTGCCGATGACCTGGCAGATTAGAAACCTGCTTCAACAGTATCGCCTTACCCAAAAGGAAGGACAGAAGTTTATATTTCCCAATGCGAAAGGGGATTCACCTATATGTAAGGACACGGCCAACAGTACTTATGCGGAATGGAGTGAAGGTGAGTTTACTAGCCACCATTGCCGTAAGTTAGTTGGCACTAGGCTGACTGACCTAGGCGTCGATAAGTTTGTACGTGAACGCATTCTTAATCACAAGATGTCAGACCTAGACCAAGCCTACATACACACGACAACGGAAGCCTTGAAACTTAAGGCCTTGCAGACTTATCACAATTGGTTAGATCTGCAGGGCTTTATTTTTTTCCATGGGAAGATCGCGGGAAGATCCTAAAACATGATCATCTAATGTGAGCTTAGAGTCGAAAAGGCTTCAAGCATCGCTGACCGATTTAACTCTTAAGAAAATCTGTTAATTGTGGTGATTGGTGTTCATTTGGATGTTTGGACGTCTAAAACACCAAAAAACCGAGAAAGGAGTAGAAGGGAGTTTTACTGGTTTTGACCCCAAAAACGCCTGATTTCAGCGTTTTTTGAGTGGTTGAAAATCACGGTGAAAATTAGGTTTAAAAACGCTGTTCAATTAATTCCAAGTCAAATCCCACTCACGCCTTGTCCCACAAGGGCTGCGAAAGATTGCGGGTCCTTCCCAGAGGTTCAATAACCCACGGGGCTGAGACTCGCCGATTCCGCCTCATTTTAATGTCCGGTTTTTACTCCCTTCTATCGGGTGGGTCGAGAAGGGAGTGAACCATAACGCGTAACGCTAGAAGAATGTCGCTATGGCTGAAGTAAACCGAAATGAATTTGCTCGAATTATGGGTTACTCACCGAAGTGGGTGGGCGACCTCATCAAAGAGGGCTTGCCACACCAAGGCGGTGGTGGACGAGGGAAGCCTCTAATCATTGAAACAAATAAAGCCATTCAGTGGATTATCGACCGCGAAATCAAAAAGCAAATTGGCCAGTACGAGAAAGAGCACAGCAGCCCAAAAGTTGGCACCAAAGACGGTGAAGACTTATTACTCACTGCTGCCAAACGCCGCAAAGCTGAAATTGAAGCTCAAAAGGCCGAAGAAACAGTGATGGATTTGGGAGAGTTAGCCCAGTTCCTTTACATGGTTGGAAACTTATTTGGTAGTGAGCTGGATGGCATAGGGGCTCGAACAGCTTTAGAGGTAGCGTCAGAACATGAACCCGCCAAATGCAAAAACACAATTGACCGAGAAGCTCGACGTATACGCACTGCCACCGCTGACCACCTCAGTGCGTTCGTTGCTGAGTATCTTGCAAAACGTAGCAGAGATGATCAGAGCGAAGCCGCTGAGGAATGCTGCGCAGTGGGCAACTGAGAATAGAATTATGCCTCCGGGTTCGCCAATACCTGGTCCGTTTGATACGACTTCAACGCCATACATGATTCCTGTTTGCGTCGCGTTTGCCGACCCTGCTTATTCAAAAATCACCTTTGTTATGGGAACGCAGATGGGAAAGTCGGCCACGATGCAAAACGTGATTGGATGGCGCCTTGATGACCAACCTGCACCGATCATCTATGTGGGGCCGACTGAGTCGAACATTAATAACGTCGTTGAGCCCAAAATAATGGAGATGTTCCGAGAGTGCTCAACTCTGTGGTTAAAGTACGATGATAAAAGTCCCAAACATAAAAAGCGTATTGGGGGCGTGTCTTTGCGTTTTGCATGGGCTGGTTCGGCAACTGAATTGGCATCGGATTCTGCGGTTATCACGCTAGTTGATGAGTTAGACCGTCCTGATACCAATGCAACAGGTGAGGGCTCATTAGCGGAAATTGCAGAAGCGCGTGGTGATGCTTATATCGACTCAAAGCTTGGGTTAACTAGTACGCCAACGCATGGTAAGGCAAGCACCTATGAACATCCTGAAACAGGGATGACTCATTGGGCAGTGGCACCAAAAGGCAAAGTGTCTAGCCCGATTTGGTTGGAGTGGGAACAAGGAACTCGACATGAATGGGCTGTCCCATGTCCTGACCCAGATTGCGGTGAGTATTTCATACCACGAAGTGATCTACTTTGGTGGCCAGGCAAAGGCACAGAGAATGAAAGCTCTCCCGCAGCTGCATCGCGTGAAGCCCGTTTAATCTGCCCTCATTGTGGGGGACAGATTGAAGACAAACACCGCAAAGTAATGAACGCTCAAGGTGTTGCTATTGCTCCTGGGCAATATGCTAAGAAGTACGACGACAGCTCTGTATTGATTACACAGGGTGATGAATCGACCGTCGTCCCATTTCATTCCATGCTTCATCCACTGGAAGACAACAACCACTTCAGTATTTGGGTGAGTGGTCTTTGTTCGTTCTCCGGTAAAAAGAGTTATGGCTATCTAGCCAGAAAACTCCTTCAAGCGCAGAGATGCGGTGACCCACACCAATTACTATCGGTTTATAACACGGGGTTTGGAGAAATATTTGCTGTTGTCGGTGACGCTCCTGAGTGGGAAGAAGTTTACAAGCTACGCTCGACGTTCTCATCGGGTGAAGTTCCAGATGGGGTACACACACTAATTTGTACTGTGGATGTCCAGAAAAACCGTCTTGTTTATGTCGTACGCGGTTGGGTTGATGGTATGTCCTCACGCCTGATTGAGTTTGGCGAGCTATGGGGGGATACCGATAAGCCGGAGGTATGGAGTGAACTAGATGACTTGATGGAGCATGAATGGGGGAACTTAAAAATCAGGCAGTGCGGTGTCGATGCAGGCTACAGAACCGATGAGGTTTATGCCTGGGTTCGTCGCCATAAAACTCGTGCACGAGCGTTAATGGGTTGGCAGAAGCTCCCCAAACCTTTTCGTGTCACTCGCGTTGAAGTTGATAAGCAGGGCAAGGTTAGAAAGCGTGGTGACAAGCGATGGGACTTTGATGCCAGCTTGGCTAAAGCGTGGGTACATAACCGTGTCCGTTGGAAACGCGGCACCGTTGGTGATTGGTTACTGCCTTCCGATGTCTCAGAAGATTACTGTAAGCAGATTGTTGCTGAGGAGTTTGATGATGAAAAAGGAGAGTGGAATCGAGTCAGTAAAGACAACCACTTTCTCGACTGTGAAGGTATGAACTATATGGTGGCCAGAATGCTACGACTTGACCGAAAGAAACCAAAACCGATTGATGATGAGGAAGAAACTCAACCTGAATCGGTAGCCGATGAGGCAGACGAGCAGGAAGACGAGGAAGAGCGTAAGCCTGTTAAGTTGAAAAAACGCAAGCGCCGCTTAGTACGGCGAAAAGGAAACTTTGCTAAATCATGGTAATACCGACAAATATCACTTCAGGTCTGTCGGTCAACTTCAAACTCTCTTATCCAGATTACCCCGCTAGTTCTTGGGTAGCCACTATCTATCTACGTTCCGCATCCGGTAAGGCAGACATTGTCGGCACACCGGAGGGTGATGCGTTCCAATTCTCGATACCAGCAAGCGAGACAGCGAACTGGCCCGCAGAAGAATACAGCGTTGTGTTGCGTGTAACTGATGGCACCGATGTACATCAGCCTCTTACCAGCCGATTAACTGTACTGCCAGACTTGGCAGCATTGGATGTACATGACCCTCGCAGCGAAGCAGAGAAAGCATTGGCAGCTATTCAGGCTACGTTAACCAATCGTGCTACATCTGATCAGCTTAAGCTGTCGTTTGGTGGTCGTAGTCTGGAGAAGACCCCGTTGAGTGAACTGCTGCAGTTAGAGCAGCGATTTCTCAATAGGGTGAATCAGGAGAAGCGTAAGAAGTCTGGCCGAGGTCTTCTGGCAGTTCATAAAGTGAGGATGCGCTGATGTGGAATCCTTTTAATCGCAACGCTAAGCCAGAGGCCAAAAAGAAACGTCGCAAGACGCCATATGTCAAATTGAGTCCTGTTTCTCGAAGCCTATTCTCGGCAGCTGATCCAGACAGAAACAATAGTACTTGGGATTCTTCACCTGTGCCCATTGGCAAGATGATTGATCAAAAACTCGCGGTTTTAGTCGCTCGCTCACGCGAACAGATCAGTAACAATGACTATGCCCGAGGGTTTGTCCGAGAAGTTCGTAAAAATGTACTCGGACATAAAGGTATTGTTCTTCAGGTTCGGGGCAAAGAACCTGATGGTTCATTGGATACCAACGGAAATGCCGCCGTTGAGAAAGCTTTTAAAAAGTGGGGACGACGCGAAAACTGTACCGTTGATGGGCGTCTTGATTGGCGCAGAGCCAAGCGTGTCATTCTCAATACGGTAGTAGGGAGCGGTGAAGCGTTCATACGAATCGTTGAAGGTCCACATGCTGGTCCCTGGGGATTTGCTATTCAGCTCATAGACCCTCTAAGAGTACCGATTCAGGTCAACGAAAGCCGACTAGCAAACGGAAACGTAATTCGAAACGGCATAGAAATGACCCCTTATGGACGCCTGGTTGCTTACTTAATTGAAACAAAAGCAGGTGTTTTGGCTGAAGCATTTCGCCATGGAGGTAAAGAGTTTGAACGTGTTTCCGCTGAAGACATGCTGCACGTTTATGACCAAGAGCATCCTGAGCAATTCCGTGGTATTCCATGGAATCACACATCATTAAGTCGAATGCGTAACCTTTCTGGGTTTGAAGAAGCTTCTGTTGTAAACGCCAGAGCGGGTGCGAGTAAAACACTGGTACTTCAAGCAGACGCTGATGTTTATGAACCGGATGAATCCGAAGAGTTTGAAGAGCCAGAGATTGAGTTAGAACCCAATACGGTTGTGACTTTGCCTCCAGGCTTTACTCCTGTTGATTACTCGCCGGATTTTCCTTCAACAGAGACGGCAACGTTCTCAAAGCATATGTTGCGAGGAATGGCTACGGGTCAAGGTATGGCTTACAACACGTACGCCAATGACTTGGAAGGTGTCAACCTTAGTTCAATTCGCCAAGGCAAGCTTGACGAACGTGACGGGTGGAAAGAGTTACAAGAATGGTTCATAGAGTCGGTTTGCCATCGAGTTTATGAACGTTGGCTTCAGTATTCATTACTTGCCGGAAAAGTCATTAACTCAAATGGCAATCCTATCCCAGCTAGCCGCTTAGGCAAATTCCTAGAAGCAGATTGGCAACCTCGCCGTTGGGAATGGATTGACCCTCTTAAAGAAGAGAAAGCCATTACCGAAGCTCAAGAAAATGGTCGTAAGTCCCCTGGTGAAGCAATACGTGAATCTGGTCGTGAGCCTGTAGATGTCTGGAAGGGATATGCAGAGGACATCAAGGCAATGAGAGCGGAAGGGATTCCAGACGAAATGATAGCCCAGATTTTGGGAATAAAAGCCACCGGGCAACCTGCAGGAGTAAATCAAAGTGAGCAAGAAGAAGACGAAACTGACGACGAGTGATCTGATTCGTCAGGTCACAGGTCAACCTGTGTATCGAAACTACACGGTTGAGTCAGTGGATGAAGAAAACCGTACGGTTGAACTGGCTTTCTCTAGCGAATATCCAGTTGAGCGTTGGTTTGGCTATGAAGTCCTCGACCATTCATCTGGTGCAGTACGCATGGCACGTTTTGATGCTGGTGCTTCTGCCTTGGTTAACCATGACTGGGACGATCTAGTTGGTGTCATTGAATCAGCTCGAATCGAAAAGAATAAGGGCCGAGCGGTTGTTCGGTTCGGTACTAGCCCAAGAGCTGAGGAAATTTGGCAGGACGTTAAAGATGGCATTCGTAAGCACGTTTCTATTGGTTACATCGTCCATGCGATGGTTCTTGAAAGTGATACGGATGATGTTCGCACCTATCGTGTGACAGATTGGGAGCCGTTCGAGCTGTCTTTTGTCACGGTTCCCGCTGACCCTTCCGTTGGTGTTGGGCGCAGCTTAGATACAACTAAATACCAAAACCACCTGCGTGATATGGGGATCATCATCCCAACTGGCGCAACAGAAAATGAACGTGAAATTGAAAACCGGAGTGAATCCAATATGAAGACTAAAACCCTGCGTGATGCCAGTGGCCGCTTAGTTCGTGCAAAAGTTGATGAGAACGATGTGATTGTTGAGATTATTGAAGTTCTTGAGGAGTCCAACACAGAACGTCAAGCTGGTATTGAAGCAGAACAAAACCGTGTGCGTGATATTTTAGACCTGTTCGAGCAATACGGAAGTCGTGGTGTTGATCCTAACCCTTATCTTCGAGACAAAAAGAAGACAGCTGCCGATTACCAACGCGCCTTACTTGATGCTGCGTCGGAGAATGGCGGTCAACCAGCGGGAGTACGTAGCGCAACACCAACGGTTGCAGACAGCCCAGACATTGGCTTGTCTGACAATGAAATTCGTCAGTATTCATTTCTGAACGTTCTGCGTTACCTGTCTCAGCCTACGAATGAAAAGTATCGTCGTGCAGCTGCATTTGAGCTTGAAGCCTCTGAAGCCGCAGCCGATAAAATGAAGCGTGAAGCACAAGGTATTATTGTACCTAACGATGTTCTTCGTGCAGCTGCGCCAGTAAGTGCTGGTGGTTCCGGTAGCAATTTGATTGCTACTGACCATATGGCGGGTAGCTTCATTGATATGCTCTATAACAAATCAGCAGTCATGAACTACGCAACTACGCTAACAGGCCTAGTCGGTGATTTATCTATCCCGACTCAAGAGGGTGGCGCTACGGGCTATTGGCTTGGTGAGGATGTAGATGCAACCTTATCTGAAATCACCTTTGGTGAGCGTGGCCTACAAAACCGTACTTGTGCTGCGCTAGTAGAAATGACTCGTAAGATGCTGATGCAGTCTTCACCAGATGTTGAGATGTTGGCTCGTGCGGATATTGCTAAAGCTCTGGCTCTTACTATTGATAAAGCTGCCTTGTACGGCACTGGTGGTGATCAACCGCTTGGTCTAGCAAACATCACGGGTGTGAACGGTGTAGATTTCACTGCGGTTAATCCGACGTTCCAAGAAATTGTAAACATGGAAACAGAGATAACTGCTGACAATGCTGATGTTGGTTCCATGCTTTACATGATGAACGCTACTGGCCGTGGTCACTGTAAGACAACGCAAAAGTTTGCTAATACCAACGGCTCACCTATTTGGGAAGGGGGTAACACTGTAAACGGCTACGGCACGCACATTTCTAACCAGATCAACAACGGTGATTATTGGTTTGGCGTCTGGTCCGAAATGCTGATTGGTTTGTGGGGAGGCCTAGACCTGACTATTGACCCATACACTCATAGTGCGAAAGGTCGCTTGCGTGTTGTTGCATTCCAAGACGCTGATGTAACGGTTCGTCATCCTGCTTCTTTCTGCCTAGGTAAAAAACCAGCAGCCTAATCAACCAAAAACTACTAGCTAAGCCACTCAATCGAGTGGCTTTTTATTTGGAGAAACAAATGTCAGTTAAAGCAATTTTAGTTACACAACCATTTCGTTGTCGCGGTCAATTATTGAAGCCTGAAACTGCACTTGAAGTGGGGCAAGGCTGCGACATTACACCGTCTGAAGCCCGTTCTCTGGTTGGCCAAAAGAAAGCAGTCTGGCTTCCAGAAGACGATCTTGAAGTCGAAGAGGACGAAGATGAGTAATTGGTCTCAATCTATGGCTGAAATGGATGCTGCTTTATTTGGTGCATTCGGAGAGTCAGCCACCATTGCGGGTCAGTCTGCAAAAGTGGTTCCAAATACATCACAAGATCAATTTGGGATGATGGCTGCCAATGTGACCCGTTTGTCTATCTCTGGTTCATCAGGTGTGAAGGTTCGCAAAGGTGACAAGGTTACCTATAAAGGCCGCAGCCATGTGGTTGCTGATGTACCTGAGTATCATGATGGCTTAATTAGCTTTGATCTGAAATGAATGAACTAGACCGCCAGTTGGCAACTGCAGTAAAGAACCTCAGTGCTTTAGACGAAAAAGCGGTACCAAGTGCAGCTTCTATGGCAATAAACCGAATCGCTAAGAGAGCTATTAGCCATTCAGTAAAAGACACCTCTAAGGCGGTCAAGGTTCAGCAAAAAGTCATCAGACGTTATGCCCGAGTATCCAAAAAAGCCTCACCAAAACAGCCTGTCGCTTATGTTCGAGTAAGGCGTACCGATATTCCAGCAATTCACATAGGGGAAGCTCGTACACAAATTCGGCGTAAAAAAGGGCGTTACCAGGTGCAAAGTGCAACCCGTGCTAAAGATGGACGTTATACCAAGCGCGAAGTTTCTGGTTTTACGTCCATAAAAGTGGGTAAGCATAAGTTTGACAATGCTTTTCTGCAGAAGCTGAAGAATGGTAAATGGCACATTATGCAGCGTACTAGTGACGCTCGTTACCCAATCAAGATGTGCGCTATTCCTATTTACAAAGAGATTACGTCGGCTTTTGAAACTAACTGTAGTCGTTTGATTGATAAAGATATGCCTAAAGAGTTGATGTATGCAATGGGCCAGCAGGTTCGGTTAATCGTTCGTCGGGAGGTAGGGCGTGGAAATTAACAAACAAATTCGAAAGCAGATCATTTCTGACTTGGAAAAAGCACTAATTGACAGTGAAGGGCAACCCCTTATCGCTGCTTATTTTTCTGGCCGAGGTGAACCAGTTACAGCCAGTGATGACGGTGAGACAGGATACCTCGAAGTTCCAGCCATTTCGGTCTACTTGCTTGATGGTGAATCCACTGGGCAGGATTTTGATGAAGAGGAGTGGAGCTCGGTACTTGCTGTAGAGATTATGGACTTGGCCACCAATCAACTGGATGACGACCTCGATACCTTTAGTGAGAAAGTTCGGGGCGTAATTGACCGTAACTACACCGCTAATGGTTTGCTCAGTCTGTGTAATCGTTCTGGTTTTTCTTATGTACGCGAAGAGGGGGCCCCATGGGGTTCCTCGGTTTTAACATTTACTATTGAATACACCGAAGAGGTTTAATCATGTCGGAACCAACTCAAGCAATTAAAGGCGCTGGCACTACGTTTTGGCGCTTGAAAGACGCAACCGAACTGACTGCTCCTGCAGATTATCTTGAAGATACCAAATGGGACAAATTAGCAGGTGTTAAAGAGCTTCAACCAGGTGAGATCACCGTTGAAGACGAAGAAGATGACCATCTAGACGATCCTGAGTCTGATTGGGCTAAAACAACGCCTGGTCAAAAGTCAGCAGGTGAAACTAACTTAACGCTAGTTTGGAAGCCAGGGGAGCCAGGTCAGCAGCAGCTCGTGGATGATATTGATAACGGCACTGTCACCGAATATCGAATTAAGTACCCAAATGGCACGGTCGATGTTTACCCAGGCTACATCAACTCATTGGGTAAAGCGGTAACGATTAAAGAGAAGGTCACTCGCTCAGTCAAATTCAAAAACGTTGGCAAGCCAAAACTCGCGGAAATGCTATTGGCTGAACAAGCGCAGCCAGCTGAAGGGGGCGTTTAATATATGGCTACATTCCTAAAGCAAAAGACGGTTCCTGTAGGTGACGATAAAGTCACCCTAACTCAGTTGTCTGGTTTGGATCGTTATGACTTCATGGACTTCTGCTCAGAGCAGACCTTTCCCGAGTCGGTTGAAGCGTTATCAGAAAAAGCCAGCAAGGAAGAGAAAGAAGCGCAACTGCAAAAAATGGAGAAGGTCACTCGCCAATGGAACCGTTTGAATTTCATCATGCAGGCTCGATTGGTGGCTCATGGCACGAACTTCGGTGTTGATGATATTGATGAGCGCCATCAGTACGTCATGTCTGCCATGTCTAAAGAGCAAATCAAAGAGCTTCATGACGAAGTGGCCAAGCTTTCTGGTATGTCACTGCCTGATGAAGCCCCATCCATTGAAGAGGATGCTGAGCCAGAAACGCCAGAAAAAGACGGTGAGCAGGAAGACGATTTGGAGCCTGTCGACCCAAAAGCTTAATTCGGGCTGAAAGGCGGTTCGCCCAAGACCTTGCTCGCGAGTTTGGTCATATCTGTTGGCGAACCATGCTGGCTTCCATTAGCTGTCAAACGGTCATCGAATGGCGAGAGTATTTCTCGGAGCAGGGCTTTTCACATCACATGGATAACTGGCGCTTTGCTGTTAGTTGTGCGTCTAACTGGAATATCACGGCCATGGCTGCAGGAGTGAAGTTAGACGAGCCTGTTTCATACCGTGATTTCCTACCCGTGACCGACGAGCCCGAAGAACCCCACGAATACACTGATGAAGAGCTGATGGCATTGAGCGAATCAGCAGGAGGATTCCGTATTGAGTGCCCAGATAGCTGATTTTAATATCCGCTTCAATACTGAAACCGCCAAGTTTCAGAAGGACGTGGATTACGCCAAAAAGATGCTGCGTGGCTACACCAAAGAAGCCAAAGCTGCAAATGATGAAAACGTAGGCCTCAGCAAATCATTAGAAAGCACCGCAGACGGCGCAAAAACTGCCGCCAAAGGTGTGTTAGAAATTACAGGTGCGGTGACCGCCGGACTTGGTGCCGTAGCTGGCGCAACGGGTTATTTCATTTCCCGTCAAGCGGAACATGCGCGTCAAATAGAGCGCATGGCCACCGTTTCCCAAACCTCTGTTGAACAAATTCAAGCCTTGGGTTACGCCTCTGAGCAATACAACATCAGTGGCGAAAACATGGCAGACATCCTCAAGGATGTGAACGATAAGCTGGGTGATTTCTCTGAGAACGAAGGCGGTGAGTTTGCCGACTTTATGGAGAACATCGCGCCTAAAGTCGGCCTCACGATTGAGAAGCTTCAACAACTCTCCGGTCCAGAAGCTCTGATTGCGGTCAAGACTGCGATGGACGCTGCCAACGTGCCGATGAAAAGCCAGATTTTCTATCTGGAAAGCATTGCCAACGATGCCTCGGCCTTAATGCCATTGCTCGATAAGCAAGGGCAAAAACTCTACGAACTAACGGATAAGTTCGATGATTTGAACGTGTCGATGTCGGAGTATGACATTGAGAAGTTCAAAGAAATGGACCAAAAGCTCAAGGACGTTGGCCTCAAGCTAGAAAAGTCATTTGCTAACGCCGTTCTCGGAGCTAGTGACCAAATTGATTGGTTCACTGACAAAATGGTGGTGGCCACCGATTATTGGGGATCTCTGTTTGATAGTTGGTCTGACGACCCAAGAACAGTAAATGGCCTAAGTAAAAAAATACAGGAGTTGCAGTCCGAGAGAAAGGTACTTAGCGGTGAGTTGAGAGAGGTAAATAATACCTTTAAAGAGTATGAAGGTGTCGATGCTGACAGCTTACTCCCATTTAATCCACTTGGTCGTAGTGAAAATGAGCTGTTTAATCTCAATTCCGATTTTGGACGGTTAACAAAGCAGATAGGGGAGATCGACGCAGAGATAGAGCGCCAGCAAAAGCGCTATGACAAAATGCGCTTAGGCATGAACTACGACGCGCCCCAGCCATCAGTCAAGTCTGCTAATGACGACGGTTCTGGCGATTCGACCAGTGCAAAAGAGATTGCTCGCCAACAACAGGCAGGTCAACAACGCCTTGTTGCGCTCGATGTTCAATACGCTGATGAACGTGAAAAACTAAAGCTTTCGCATGAGCAGCGCCTTGAAGATATTGAAAACCTCAAACTCTCAGAGCAAGAAATTGAGCAGCGTGGTTTTGATTCACTGGCTGCAATTAAAGCGGAGTACAAAGAGCGCGAGAAAGAGTTCTACGACACCGAGCTTGAAGATTTCGAACGTAAGCAAGATGAAGCGATTCAGCGAGAAATTGACGCTTATATCGCAAAAGAAGAAGCCAAAACCAAAGCGGCAGAGCGTGCGTCCAAACAGCGAGCCGATACGGAAAAACGCATTGAGCAATCCGTCCTCTCGATGAAGTTTGGCTTAGCGTCGCAAGGCCTATCATTGATTGAACAAACCGCCAAACAAGGCTCGTTCATTCAAAAGGCGGCATTCGCTGCGCAAAAAGCCATGGCTGCTGCTCAGGTCTATATGCAAGGTGAAGTTGCCGCTACGGCTGCACTGGCTCCACCGCCTATCGGTTTGGGTCCAATTGCAGGTGTCGGTCAAGCAATGGTCATTCGTACTTTGGCTGCTGCCAGCGCAGGCTTAATCATGGGGCAAGCTGTCGCAGGCATGGCGCACAACGGCATTGAAGAAGTGCCAATGTTCGCAGGTCGCAGTGAGTCAAACTGGACGTTAAAAGCAGGTGAGCGAGTCTACACCAACGAGTCAGCGCGACGCATTGACCAAATGTACCGAGCCACCATGGCAATGTATCGTCAACCATTTGCTGCCAACGACCCGACCATGGCCTACCAAAACCGCATGGCCGCGAACGGGAACGGAGCCAGCGCCCAACCTTGGACCATCATTATTCATGAAGCCGAGCCTGGTACTCACGCTGAGATTGATGACGAGAACAAAGTCCTCAACATCATGATGAAGGATGCGCAAAGTGGTGGGAAATACTTTAGCTACATCTCTAAAACGCTTGGCGTTCAGCCAGGAGGATTCAAATAATGGCAACCGTCAAACCTGAAGTGTTGGCACAATTGAACCCGAACGTGATCCTTTACCCGTGCAAGTATTTTGGTAACGGCATATTGCCGTTGCCAAAATCCAAAGGGTATCAGTATCAACATGGCAAAACGGTCATACGCTCAAAGATGGATTTGGGCTTGGCCACCATGCGTCGTCGCTCTCGCATAGCCCCTGCTGAATTTGTCTTACCATTCCGGTTCACCGGAGAGCAAAAAGAGGTATTCGAGAGTTGGGTATTCAATGAACTAGAAGCAGGCGTGGAGTGGTTCTATTTGCCGCTTCGAACGGGCGACTACGACCTTGAAGTACATAAGTGCCAGTTTACCGCCACACCAGGCGAGGACACCCCATTCGTTTATAAAGGTGGTCGCAAAGACTTTGGTTCCATATGGGAACTTAAAGCCAAAGTGCAAACCTTCCGCGCTTTAAAACTGGAGCGCTACACCGCTCGCGTACTTTCCCGAGATACTTTATCTGGCATCGAAAAGGCCGCGTTAGCTGCCGAAGAGGCCGTATTCAAAATGCCATAGTGAGGCAAACGTGATCATAGCAACGATTGAATATCAGCACCCCTCCTTACCAGGAGGGGTGTTGCGTTATGTGAAGGACGGAATTGACCTACATGCCGGAATTGAGTCAGGCGAGTGGGTCTGGTTCACCGCAGGCCAGTTTGCTTTTCAGTTGCCCGACAAGGCAACCAAAGGGCAAGAAGCTCTCACCGTGGCTGCGCCCAATACCGACCTCACGCTCTCCAAGGCGATTGAAACCGCCAAGCGACACGAACCCGTGATTCCAGTCGTGAGCATTTACCGCGAATACGACACCGACGACTTGAGCAAGCCGCGCAACAAGCGAATTCGACTCACCATGTCCTCGGCCAAAATCACCACCATGACCGTGACCCTCACGAACTCATGGAAAGATTTGACCAACCGACGCTTCATGCGCCCGATTTACAACAACGTTACGCACCCAGGATTGATGTACATATGAGTAAACCATCCATGATTGCTTACTTTAAATCGCTGCCAGATGGTCACTTTCCGGTGGACGGCTGCGTCCTGCTTGTGCGTGAGGCATGGCAGCGTTTCTTGCACCTTGAAAACCTGCCCAAGCATATGGACCAGTTTGTCACACCAGACTACGCCCATGAGCTGATTGATGGTTATCAAGGCCAGTTAATCGAACCCATTCCAAAGCCAGAGCACCTGTGCATGGTCGCCGCCTCTGGTAAAGGCAAATGGCATTGCGGCGTATTCTCCGCCGAGCAAATGCCAGGTTATGTCATCCATACCCTTGGTTGCACCGTCAAGATTGAACCGTTAAACCAGTTCCGCCGCCGATTTGATACCGTGGAGTTTTATCGTCATGCCACACATTGTCGAGTTTCAACATCCGATACGAAAGGATAAACGCAAGGTCCACACCGTCGATGCTGGCACTCGCTTGTCGGATTGGCTAGAAAAACACTTCCCAAACCAAACCTTCAATGCCACTTTAAATTTTAACCGGCTCGATGATTTCAATGTGATCATCGGCGAGCGTGATGTAGTGAGTATTCGCCCTAAAATCGGCTTTGGTGTGGATTGGCTTGTCTATGCTGCATTAGCCCTGTCAGCGGCCTCTGCCGTCTACATGTACATGAACATGCCGGACATGAGCGGTAACCAAAACACCAAGCAAGCCAGCTCGGTGTACAACTACAACGGCCAAGGCAATAAGCCAAAACTTGGCAACCCCGTTCCAGTGCGTTATGGGCGTATGCCGCATTACCCTGACATCATTGCACCGGATTGGTGGGAGTACGAAAACAACGAGCAGTATTACTACCAGACCTTTTCTCAGGGCATCGGCAAGTTTCTTTACCATCGCCACGTTATTGGTGAGACGGAAATCAAACCAGACAACCCCGACATTGAAATCCGAGAATATAAGCCTGGTGAAGTGGTGGATCATTTCCATCACATCGTCTGGACTTCCAAAGAGGTCGGTTCATCCGATGGCCAAGGCGGCTTAAAGCTCGATGGTGTGACCTCGGATTGGGTCGCGGAGACCAGCAGCAACGAAGCGCGTTTTCGTGGCAAGGTGGTTGAACTGTGGTCTAACTACAGCATTCATACAGGCAATGGTGATTACACGTCGACATTGCGCCGCGATAAGTGGCCGTGGGATGCAGGTCAGCATGTGGTTATCACCTCTACTACTCAGGAAAGCCTCTACTTTGAGGGCAACATCCACTTTCATGATATGGGCGATGATGGTGACGTTATCGACCCTGAAGAGCTGCCGGACGAAATTGAAAACCCATTAGGTTGGGGATCGTTAGCGGTGAATGATCGGATGATAATCACGGGCGCAGGGATCAACTCGGGTACCTACATTGTCACCGCTTTGCTTGCAGGAAATCGCATTCGGGTAAAACCGGATGGCGGTACTGAAGTTACGCGATTCCATCCTATGACCAACGTCTATGTTCGGATTTATGAGGCGGTGGGCAATGATGGTACCTACGTGTGTAAAGACAGTAACGGCACTCTAGCTTTGGTGGACTCCATCACATTGGAAGAAGTACCTGGTTGGAATGGCTTTATTACCTTAGATACGCCTAGCGCAGAAATTTCGGTGTTAGAACGGGATCGAGAAGCTGAATGGGTCGGTGACTTTCTTTGCGTTCCTAGCAATGCGACCGCGCTTGATGTGGGACTGGATTTTATCTTCCCTCGCGGCCTTGGCACCATGAACAAGAATGGTGACATCAACGCTCGAACGTGTGAATGGCAAGTGCGTGTCCGGCCAGAGGGCACGAATCAGGCTTATCAAACCCATAAGTTAACCCTGACAAAGGGCGATAATACGCCGCAGCGCATCACCGTTTGGTTGAAAGAGGAAATGGGACTCGCACCAGGGCGTTGGGAAGTGGGCTGTCGTCGTCTGAGCACCGTCACCAAAGCGACTAAAGTGTTTGATGAAGTGCAGTGGATGGGGCTGAAGTCCGTCATTCAGGAAACCTATACGAATGAAAAAGAGTCCATCATCACGCTAAAAATCAAAGCCACCAACTCGCTCAGTCAGCAGGCCAATAGCCAATACTGGAATGATTCGACGCGCATCTTGCCTGTTCGCCAAGACGACGGCAGGTATGTAGAAGAGCCAACTCGCTCCATTGCGGATGCGGTCATTGATGCTTGCCGCAATGATGTGTATGGGGCAGGGCTAGAAGACGATGCCATTGACCTAGATACCTTGCTGGCTTACCGAGATAAATGGGGATCGCGAGGCGATAAGTGTGATGGCTTATTTGACCAACCGACCACGTTTTGGGAAGCGCTACGTAGGCTACTCGAAACGGGACGCGCTTACCCACGCATCGAACTTGGCACGGTCAGCATGTGGCGCGATGAGCCAAGAGAAGCGCTGTGCAAACCATACTCACCCGTGAACATGACCCCAGACAGCTTTTCTGTCGACATCGACATGGTGAAGGAAGATGACTACGACGGCGTCGAAGTCGAGTGGTTCAACCCTCAGTCACGTAAATCTGAAACCTTGCTGTGTACCTTACCAGGTCAGAACGGCTACAACCCGAACCCACTTAAGCTGAACTTTGTCACCAACGAAGAGCAGGCCAAAAGGGAAGGGCTATTCCATGCTGCTGTGCAAGCCTACCGCCGCACCAACATCGACTTCACCACGGATATGGATGGATGGGAATCGAACTATGGTGATGTGATTCCGGTAGCGCACGATGCGGTGAGTTGGGGCGCATCAGGTCAGGTGATCGAAACGCTAAACGCCGCCGATGGCAATCAATACCTGCAGCTTTCGGGATTGTTGGAATGGGAGCCAGGCAAGCAGCATTATTTGCTGTTTAACCGAGGCAACAAAGGAACGCATGGCCCGTACCGAGTCGAGCCGACTGAGGCGCAAGATATTGTCATTCTGGTCGATGAGCCAACCGAAAAGATCATCGCCGTGGGTGAAAAGGGCAAAAAGCCAAGCGAATACATGTTTGGCCAAGCCGACACCATGTACAAGAAATGCATCCTGCAACAAGTCAAACAGAAAGGGGAGTTCGAGGTCGGCTGCGCCGCTATCGAAGACGACCCTCGCGTGGATGCCTACGCATAAACTCAAGCACTCAATGCCCAGCCCTCGCGCTGGGCTTTTTTATGAGGTTTATTCATGACCCAGAATATTGAACAACGCACTCTGGCTGCCACTTCCACGCTTGAATCATCAGCCAAAACCGTTGATGAAATTGCACATCAAGACAAAGAAGTGACAACTCCAGCAGGGAAAAGGGACAGCTTCCCCAAAATAAGTCGAGAGTCGAAGTTTAAATTTGATACTCAGCTCGTTACGCAAGACGACGAGTTTCAAAAACGCTTTGCGATTTCAGAGAATGCGATTGCTTGGCAATCAAATTTAACTGTCACTAACCGACTACAGCGTTATTACACTGGTGCCAAAGGTACAAATTCTTACTCCGAGCATCTTCCTGCCCCTTCTAAGTTACCTTTTGAAACTGGGGCAACCTTTGAAGATGATGTTACCAATGGATTTTGGATTGAGCATGGCGTGGCTTCTGTTCCATGGACAAAAAGCCATACTAGCAAGCGACAGTTAGCAGGAAGCGGTGGAAAAAGACAGCTCGATCTGACCACCGGTATTTGGGGACAAATTGCAGATGGCGCTGACCGTGTGTTTTTGGATGAAACCACCTACTGGCATGCCTGGAATGAACCGATGGGTGTGGTTACGAACTTTGTTGATAACCACGATTATGGCACCGCGACAATGACATGCCGTCAGCAAGATGGTTCGTTGAAAACGTTTGAGTTCGTCTCTCCCAATGTAAACATTTTACGCGGAAGAAATGGCTACCCGACGGTCAAGATGGAAGCAAGACCGGAGGGATGGGGCGCAATGGGAAACGGTCTTCGAGACGATACTGTTGAGATCCAGAGCGCCATCGACGAAGTTAATAATGTTGTATTGAGTGCTGGTAAGCGGTACATGGTCAATGCGGTGCACAAAGGCTCTCTAGAAAATCGAGACTTGAGAGGAATTGAAACCAGGGAGAGCACTCGACTTTACTTTGAGCCTAATGCCGAGCTAAAGGCATTGCCCAATGATTCTGATCGCTATTGTGTGCTTTGGATTGATTCGGCTAACGCAAAGATCTATTACCCAAGAATCATTGGTGATAGAGATGAGCACATTACAACACCAAACCCGAACAATACAGTAGATGGATTCTCAGGTGAGTGGGGTTATGGAATTCGAATTAACTACAACGCAGAGAACGTCTACATCAAAGACCCTTGGGTGGTTAAGTGTTGGGGTGACAGTTACTTAATCATCACTAACAAATCCAATATCACGATAGAAAACCCTTATGGTGCGTACTCACGTAGACAAGGCATGAGTGTGATTCGAGGGAAGGGTATCAAGATTAAAGGTATCGCTCACTTTGAGCATATATCTGGCACGTATCCAATGGCTGGCATCGATTTGGAGCCTGACTTAGCAACAGAAAGCATTGATATCGAAATTGATGATCTAACAGTCAATGATTGCGGTGGTTACAACATTGAAATGAACTTCCAAAAGCAAAGTCCTACATCCGTTCCGCATAACATTGTGTTTAGAGGCAAATGTCTCTTAGATAACTGGATGCGTCTAAAAACCAATAGGAACGTTGGTGTTAAGAACATCATAGATTTTAATGTGATTGAGACCAGGGTGTTTGTTTTTGATGCGATGAATTACGGTGACACTATTCGCATTAAAAAGTTAGTGTGCTCAGAGCCACCTTATTTTCGAGTTGAAACCGAGGGCGAAGAAATCGTTGGGTACCCGCGAGTTGATATTGATCAGGTCGTCGCTACCCAAGACTTTTTACACGCAATCACCGTGGCTAACTCCAGTCAACTTTCGAAAGTCACGTTCCCTAAGAAGTCAGTTTCGATTTCTGAATACATCTTGCCTGAAGGTTCGGACATAAAAAGCCTTACAAAGCTAGATCGAGCAAAATTTCAATGTGAAATTGGAGAGATTGAGTCAGAGTTTGTTATGGCTGGAACGAGTGTTAATTTGACGCTTAAAGATTATCTGAATAAGCGTATTGTTTTCAACAAGACCAATCCCGTTACCAATCTTCTGCTTGAAGAGGGATGTAAGCAAGCAGGAACAGACATTGAGTTGAAAGGACTAATGAACGACGTTCTTTTTATCCCTGATGCAGGCGTCACTTTAAACGGCGCGTCAAACAGCATTCAGCTTAAGTCGCCATTTGAAGCAGTGCTTTCCGGCAGTGGGGATCAGTTTATCTTAAAAGTCATTTACAAGGCGGAGTAATATGAAAATTGAGTTGAATGGCAAAGAAGTAGAATCAACGGAGTTGAGCGATATCGATCTTTTGGAACATGGCTTCACTTCTGAAGAGATTATCGAGATTCGGTTTAATGAATATGAATCACAGAGAAAGCCTATTTCAGCGTGA